ATGAAGCCCGAGCACAAGCGCATGTCGCGAATGCTCGGCAGCTTCGTCGCCGCGGTTCGCTTAACCGAGACCGAACGCGCCGCGCTTGCATTCTCTGCCTTGAATTCGCTCAAGCCCGACGACGCCGAATTGACCGCGGCAGTGTCCATCGGTTCGGCTGGCCCGCCACTGCCTTCCTTTCTCGGCGGCATGGAGGAAGCCAGACTCTGGGCTTCCTATGCCAGCCGCTGCGAGCTCAAGGCATACGCGCTCGCATCTTTCGAGGCCATGAGCGCGGAGAATCAGGCGGCGTTCTTCCGGCACATCAGCGAAATGGAGACGGCGGCATGAAAATGCTTGTGCACCGGACTGCCGGCGGCGCCGCGCTGCCCTTCGTCCTTAATGATCTCAAGACACACCTGAGGGTGCTCGATGACGCGGAAGACGACGCGATTCGGAACATGGGGGAGACAGCCGCGGCAGAGATCGAGCAATTCGCACAGATCGCGCTTTTGACCCAGACAATCAGGGTGACGGTTTTCGATCCGGAAAGGTCGAGCTGGCTCAACCTACCGATTGGCCCCGTCAGTTTCGATGCGGTTCCGACCGTGACCGTCGATGGCGAGCTGTTCACTGCATTTGAATTGGTTGGGGGCAATCGGCCCTGCATCCGTTGGCTAGCGGGCTATCACGATCTGAGCCCAGGCCGATTGACAATCGAGTATCAGGCCGGGTTCGGGAACGCGGCTGCGGACGTCCCGTCAGACCTCGCACAAGCGCTCATGGATCAGGCCGCGCTGCACTATGATGGCCGGTCCCCGATGGACGCAAAGAGCCTCACCACGTCGCCGCACATGGCGCGCGTGAGCGCCAGATATCGTGGGGTGCAGTTGTGACGGATTGCATGGTCGCGCCGCACTCGATCGAAGAAGCGTTCGCCTTGGCCGAACCTGTGTTTCTGCCAGAGGCAATTCTCAGAACCTTTCCTTTGCAAAAGCAAACCGAAATTCGAAGGGCGGATCGCAAGGCAGCGCAGCAATTCTGCGAAGCGCGCATTCTCGTCCTCGCGAGACGGAGCTTCCCGAGAGCCAAGATCGCTACGCATAAGAGCGATGAAACGCTTCCACGACGCTGCGATGACGAGCTCCTCGCACACATGGATTTTCTCTCTCGCCACGGTTCGACCGAGTGGGATCAACGCTTTGCGGCCGGCATGGCTCAAAGAGCGAAGCAGCGAGGCTGGCGCCCTACCAAGCGTCAGCGAGACGTCATGCTTCGCCTGGTGGCCGAAATGTTCGACGGCCCAGAGCTTCAACTGATCGAGGAATGAGCAAACGGCGACCCTGCGCGCCACTCGATGCGCAGGGCCGAAGTGGTGGTTCGGGTCAGCAACGGTGGCACCACAAGGAAAAGCCTACCACGGGCGGGATCACAGGCGAAGGGCAGTCCGAAAGGTTGAGGCCCGATCCCCGGCACCGCGCTCACGGTGTCGCAAGCAGCAACCGACCGACCGGCAGGAGCGCATGACCGGACGGGCCCAAAGCGATGGACCGGCTCCGTTGAGCAGGACTTCACGCGGAGGGCGTAGGGACTGCCACAGCCGCGCGCTGTGGGCAGTCGACCTATGCCCTTCGCTCCGAACCTCACCATTGAGCAGGTGGGAACTGAGTAACGGTTGAATATAGAGACAGGCGCGAGAAGATGAGCGAGAAGGCGAAAGCGAGGCAGTGGCGAAAGGCAGATGGATCGAAGCTCGACCCCATCGCCGAAGCAGCCATTCTGCCGGCAAACGATCCGCGTCAGCGCAACCTTTTCTCAGATGGTCCCAATGCCGCAATTCCTGGGCATGCGGGAAACCGTGTGTGTGAGTTTTCTCTTTTCGCGCCCGAGTTGGATGAGCGCCTGACGGCCCCGGCCGATCGAGCTATGCATTTCCTGCATGGACTTGCTATTCCCGAAGGTCCGAATGCGGGCAAGCCGGTTCAACTCGCGCCGTTTCAAAGCCATTTCATCGAGGGCGCGCTTGCCTCAGACACGGCAGCCGCCGTTCTCAGCATTGGCCGCGGCAACGGCAAATCTGCGATCACGGCAGGCCTCGCGCTCGGCGGCCTGCTCGGTGTGTGGGATCGCCAGCCTCGGCGGGAAATTATCGCGGCCGCTCGGACGCGCGATCAGGGCCGCATCATTTGGGACTTCGTGGCCGGGTTTGCGGCCAGCCTGCCGTCCGAGCTGCGGCGTCGCCTGATCTACCGCCGGGCTCCGCGTCTTGAGATCGAGTATGAAGGCGACTGCGGCGGGCATGTCCTGCGCGTGATCGCTGCCGACGGAAAGTCCGCCCTCGGCGGTGCGCCGACAATGGCGATCCTTGATGAGCGTGGGCACTGGGCGCTCGACCGCGGCGATGAACTCGAACATGCCCTGCTGTCCGGGCTCGGCAAGCGCGGCGGACGTTCGTTCCTGATCAGCACATCAGCCAGCGACGACACCCACCCATTTTCTCGGTGGATCGACGATCCTGTGCCTGGGTCATACGTTCAAGAGCATCGGCCTGCGCCAGGCCGGCCCGCCGATGACCCCGAAAGCCTGCTGATCGCCAACCCCGGTGCACCGCACGGCATCGGCGGTTCTCTGGAATGGCTGGAAGCCCAAGCCAAGCGGGCGATTGCGCGCGGCGGGTCCAGCCTCACATCTTTCCGCCTCTACAATTGGAATGAGCGCGTGTCCGGCGAGTCCCGCGATCTGCTGATCACGCTCGATGAGTGGCTGGCCTGCGAAACGGATGCCTTGCCGCCCCGCGAGGGCGGGGTTGTGATCGGCATCGACCTCGGCGGCTCGGCCTCGATGACGGCGGCAGCGTTCTACTGGCCCCAGACCGGGCGGCTCGAATGCCTCGGCACTTTCCCGTCCATGCCCGGCCTTTTGGACAGGGGGCAGTCGGACGGCGTGGCCGGGCGATACGTCGAAATGCAGGAGCGTGGTGAGCTGACCGTGCTCGGTGACAAGACGGTGCCGGTTGCGCCTTGGCTGGCCGAGGTGATGCGCAACGTCGAAGGCGAGCACGTCACTGCGATCACGATGGACCGCTACAAACAGGCCGAGCTGTCCGAGGCACTGACCCGGGCAGGTGTCCGCGCCCCATGCGTCTGGCGCGGGCAGGGATTCCGGGACGGTGGCGAAGACTGCGAGCGGTTCCGCCGCGCCGCCTTTGACGGCTTGGTTAAGGCCCGGCCGTCACTGTTGTTGCGCTCGGCCTTCGCGGACGCGGTGTGCCTGCGCGACCCGGCCAACAATCTCAAGCTCGCGAAAGCTCGTGCCACTGGCCGGATCGACGCGGCAGCGGCTTCCGTTCTGGCCGTCGCGCAAGGCGCGCGGATCGCAGCTCAACCCCAGACGAAAGCGAGGATGGCATGGTTCTGAACTCTGGAAGCCTAGACCGGCGCATTCAAATCCGCCGCTACGTCCAGACCGACACCGATGGCCTTGGCGGTGCCATTGGCGATTGGACGGATTACGGCTCCGCGATCTTCGCTCGGCGGCGGGACGTATCCGATGCCGAGCGCGTTAGCGCGGGCGCTTGGGACAACAAGCTGGTCAGCCGTTTCATCATCCGCGCGACGGCTTTCGGGCGCAGCATCGCTCGAACCGATCGCTTGGTCCATGAGGGCGTCAGCTATGAGATCGATGGCATTAAAGAGGTTCCGGGTGAACGGGGCTTTCTTGAGGTCACCGCTCAGAGTGGTGGCGTGGCATGAGCATCCGCAAGGAACATCAGCGCCACTCTAGGCATGTCACGCGCACCAAACGCTGGAAGGCGCTTCGCGCGGAGATCCTTGAACGCGACCACTACCGCTGCCGCTCCTGCGGCTGCGGGGGCCGGCTCGAGGTCGACCATATCAAGCCGGTCAGGACGCACCCCGAGCTGTCGTATGAGACCGGCAACCTCCAGGCGCTTTGCCCCGGCTGCCACACCCGAAAAACGAGGATCGAGTGCGGGCACCCCCCGCCCCGAGAGGACCGCCGAGATTGGCGGCAAGCCGTCGAGTCGCTTTCGCGACCCGGCAAAACCCCTTTTGAGCAGAAAGGATAACCGATGCTCGAGTCTGTGAATATCGCCAGGCGGCAAAGCGAAATCCGCCAGAACCTTTCCGAGCTGGCCGGTAAGGAAACACCATCCGAGGACGAAATCCGCCAGATGGACACGATGGATTGTGAATATCGATCCAACGAAACGCGGTATCGCGCTGCCCTGATCGCGGAAGATGCCGAACGCCGGGACGCAGGCAGCGAACTGGAAACCCGGACGGCTCAGGAATGGGCCGACCTCATGGCCGGTTTCGAGATGCGTCAGGTCGCGCTGGCTCTCGATGAGGGGCGCCAGCTCGACGGTCAGACGGCCGAGATCGTGTCCGAGCTGCGCAGCGCGGGCGGCTTCCGGGGCATTCCCGTGCCGTGGCAGGCTCTGGAAGTCCGGGCCGGTGAAACCGTCGCCAGCGGCACCCCGAACCCGGTCCAGACACGTCCGATCATCGAGCGCCTGTTCCCGGACAGCGTTGCGGCACGCATGGGGGCGCAGATGATCAGCATCGACGCGGGCGCAGTGGAATGGCCGGTGACCACCTCGGCCGTCACAGCGGGCTGGGCGGATGGCGAGACGGCCAACGTGGCCGGGCCGTCGACCTATGCCACGACTGATCGGGCCATGTCGCCAGACCACAACCTCGGCATTCAGATGCGCATCACGCGCAAGACGCTCAAACAGTCTGGCGCGGCGCTGGAACAGGCGGTGCGCCGAGACATGAGCGGGGCCATGGGCGCGGCGATGGATCAGGCGGCGTTCCTGGGAACCGGGGCCAACGGCCAGCCGCTCGGCGTCATCGCGGGCGCGGCCACCTACGGCATCACCTCCACGGCCGTGACCGCGCTGGCGAGTTGGGGTGCGTTCCGCTCGGCTGTCACCCGGTTCATGACTTCCAACGCCGCCGCGTCCCCGGACGCAGTGCGGGCGCTGATCCGTCCGGAGCTGTGGGACTTCCTGGATAGCGCGCTGATAGACGGCACGGCGGTGTCCGAGTGGGACCGCCTGGTGAAGAACCTGCCCTCGGCAAACATCGCCATGACGAACAATGCGCTTGCTGCGCCGGCCGGCAATCCGCTTGCCACCTCGGCGTTGCTGACCACCGCGGCAGGCGGCGTGGCCCCGATCTTTATCGGCGCATGGGGAGCGGTGGACATGATCCGCGACCCCTACAGCGATGCGCAGTCCGGCGGGCTTCGGATCACGGCGCTGGCGACGATGGACGTGACCGTGGCGCGCCCGGCCCAGCTCGAACTGCTGACCGACCTCGAACTGGACGCGGGGGCGTAATGCTCTGGGGCGCTCATGTCGGCAGCCTTGAGCTGCGCACCGAGGGCGGGGAAACCCGCCTTCGGGCAACCTTCCCCTATGGCCGGGAAACCGTGCTTGCCGAGCGCGTGGGCATGGGCCGTGAGCGTCGTGAGATGATCGCAGCCCGTGCCTTCGCAGATCGGATCGAGCGCGGCGAGGACGTGCACTTTCTGTCCGGCCATGACTTCAACAAGCCACTGGCCTCGCGTTCGGCCGGCACCCTGACCCTTACCGAAACCGACGATGCCCTAACCGTGGAAGCGACAATCAGCGCCGATATGGGCCAGGTAAGCTATGTCCGGGACTTCCTCTCGGCCCATTCGGCCGGGCTGGTGCGGGGCCTGTCTCCCGACTTCCGCGTCCGGCCGGGCGGCGAGACGGTCGAGGAACGTGGCACCGCGATCCTGCGGACCATCAAGGCGGCAGACCTGATCGAGATAAGCGCCGTCACGAAACCCGCCTATCCGCAAGCCCAGATCGAGGCTCGAAACTGGCAACCCATTGGTGAGGTGGCGAAGCGCCTGACGTACCGCCCCGCCGCGATCCGGTGGAGGTGACCATGCTCGGATGGCTCATGAACAAGCTGCGCCCGATCGAGGCAAGGTCCAGCGGGTCCGGCTATACCGCCCAGGTCATGGTGGCGCGGGACAGCTTCATCAGCGGGCGGCGCGGCGTGGCCGAGCTTACGGCGACGGTGCAGAGCTGTGTCAGCCTTTGGGAAGGCGGGTTCGCTATGGCGGACGTGTCCGGCACCGAACTGCTAACCCGCCAGATGATGGCGATGATTGCCCGTTCGGCCGCGCTCAACGGCGAGGCGGTCTACCTGATCACTGAGCTGGGGCTTGTCCCGGCGACGGATTGGGACGTGACCACCCGCGATGGCAAGCCGCGCGCCTACCGCCTGTCCATCCCAGAGGCGGGCGGCGGACGAACGGTCACCGCGCTTGCGGCAGAGGTTCTGCACCTTCGAATCGGCTCTGACAACCTGACCCCGTGGATCGGAACGGCCCCGCTGCGCCGGTCCAGCCTCACCGGGGCCATGCTCCACGCGGTGGAATCGGCCCTCGGCGAGACCTTTGAGAATGCCCCGCTCGGCTCTCAGATCGTGCCCCTGCCGGACACTGGGGCTGAGGACATGGCCTCGATGCGCGGTGCGTTCCGAGGGCGGCGCGGCTCCACGCTGGTGATCGAGGGTGTCGCGCAGGCGACTGCGGCGGGCATGAACCCCCAGATCGGACAGAAGCCCGACCAGCTCTCGCCAGACCTGTCCAAAAGCATGACGGCCGAGACGCTGGCAGCGGCCCGCGAAGGCATCCTAATGGCCTATGGCGTCCTACCGTCATTGGTGAACCGCGCCACCACCGGCCCGGCGGTCAGGGAAGCGCAACGACAGCTCGCAATCTGGGCGCTACAACCCATCGCTGCGCTGCTGGCCGATGAGGCATCAACCAAGCTCGGTGGGTTGGTGGAAATTGACACCATCCGCCCACTGCAAGCCTTCGATGCAGGCGGACGCGCCCGCGCTTTGTCCACGATCATCAAGACGATGGCCGAGGCGAAAGAGGCGGGCATTCCGCGGGGCGATGTGTCCGGGGCCATGCGCATGGTCGATTGGAAGGAATAGGCGGGACGCGCCTCGGCATGAGCCCGAAGAGTCACCGACAACTGGTGACTTCAGTCAAAAAATTGAAGCGCGCCGCCTATGCCCCTCAGGTATAAGCGGCGGTCATGAATATGTACAAGCCTAAGGAAAGTTAGAGGCGCATATCACTGCGGCCACGCATTCAAGCCAAAGGGAGGACCATGCAGCCACGATCGTGATTGCCGGGGCTATTATTTCAATGAGAAAAAATAACGCAATTTGCCAATATAGGAGGATTGTAATGCGCCTAGTGTCCTTTTCGACCGCCGCGTTGCGAAAAGCGCTCTGTTTCTTCCGCAACTCTTGTGCCTCTTCACGCTTTTCTGGAGGTGCCTTTTGGTCTTTGAGAATAATTTCTAAAGGAGGCGTTCGTTCGCGGTATTTAGCGCCATGTAGTTCACTTCTCTTTTTTTTGCGTTCATCAGCCTTCTCCTGTAGCTCATCTATATGGTGTCGGAAATTGAGCTCATAAGCGCGGAAGAAAAATATAACAGAGTAAAAAATCTGAACAAACAGTGCCAGTCTCTGTAAGTCTTGAAGCGAGAACCTTACAGGGAGGCCTAAAAGGCCGATACTGGAGAATTCTGCTACACAGCCATGAACGATTATTAGCGTTATCGACGAAATAAAAGCTGCTCGAGCCGATTTTCTAAGAGAGGTGTGGTCTAAAAATAAGTTCATCTATCTTTGCGTCTCGCACCATTACTAGCACCGTTGGCAGGGATAAACTCTAGGCGACACATCGACAAGACTGTCGCGGAGCTCTTCTGCATGGTCGCTGTTCTGAGTGCTGCAGCTGTTGATGATGCATCCTCGCAGTAAGTGACTATGCTTCGAGAAATTTTTGCGTGGTGGTTGCCACGCCGTCATCTGCGTGGTGTCTCTCACGCCAAGAGGGGTGCGCATGATCAAGTTTGAATCTTTCACTGCCAGAGAGGCAGCACGCATAACTGCCATGGACCTGGTCACGCAGCGCGACCATAGACGGCGGTTCCCAGAGTTTCTTCCTCCTATGGGACCAAAACCAAGTTACGAGATCGACGTGTTGCTCCAAATGAGCTTCGTTAAGGAGGTTGCTGGGCTGAATATCGGTCCGAAAAGAGCTTGGCATGACAGCGAAATCGTTTCTCAAGCCGCTCTTTATTTCGCTCTCCATTGCAATGGCTGCATAAAAGGTGACTTGACCGCTTCCTGCACCATCCCCGAGCCTTCGCAAGAAGACATTAACCTCTATACCGTTCGGCAGGTTTACCAAGAGCGAGCGAATGATCTCGGTTGGTATGGAAATATTATTTTTAAACGATCTGCGTTCTTCTGGGGTGATGGTTCTAGCTGGTTTGGCGGTTCGCTCGATGAATGGCGGGATAGCGTCGAACAAAATGATCCTCGGATCGGTCAGCCCGTGGTTTCGTTGGATTTGCCGTTCTTCGCAAAGAAAGTGGTAGATAAATTACCGAGAGCGGCTGTCCGCATTCTTGATGTAGGGGCAAACTAATGGAGCGTCGCTCTGCAGAGTTTCGCAAGTCCGATCTGTCGCCGGTGTTTGAGGCCGCCAAGGCTGCGGGCTATGAACATGTGTCGATCGTCGTGGAGACCGCCGAGGGCAAGCGGTTCGAAATCACGGCCGGGACCGGTGGCGATGCTGCCAAGCCACACATGACCCCGCTTGAAAAGTGGAGGACCAACCGTGCGGCAAGGTGA